GACATGGAACACTCTTGGTTTAACTTCATTAAAGAAGTTGTCAGTATGTACACCTTTGGCTTCTGTGTCAATGAGAAAGTATTCCGTAGACGCTATAAGAATCAAGGGTCAAAGTACAATGATGGTTTGATGGGGCTTCGTAAGTTACCCATTCGTTCACAAGACTCAGTATATCGTTGGCAGTTTAGTGATGACGGTCGTGACTTAGTGGGTGTTGAACAACAACTATCAACATTGAATGCTGCTCGTTATGCACCTCAAATGTACAGTGGTAAGATTGAAATACCTCGTAAGAGTTTCTTGTTGTTTCGTACAGATGTAGCTAAAGATAATCCAGAAGGTACTTCACCTTTAGTTGGTTGTTATACGGCTTGGAAGTTTAGAACACAATTAGAAGAGATTGAAGCTGTTGGCTATAGTCGTAATATGGGTGGCGTACCACATTTAGAGTTACATCCTAAGTATATGGCGGAAGATGCTAGTGTAGCAGATAAAGCTGTTTATTCAATGTATCAAAAGATTATTACTAATCTGCATAACAATGAACAGGCTGGACTCATTACACCGTTAATGTACGATCCAGAGACGAAAATGCCTTACTTCAAGTTTAGCTTGTTGTCTGTGCAAAACAGTGGTAGCCAGTATATTGATACAGCTATTCGTAGATACGATGACAAGATACTAACTGTGTTGTTCTGTGATGTACTTTCTTTAGGTAAAGACAATGTAGGTAGTTTCAGTCTTGCTGATAGTAAAACAAACTTGTTATCAATGGCCGTAGAAGCAAGATTACAAGAGATTCAAGATGTTCTAAACCAAGACTTAATACCTGATTTATTCAGACGTAATGGTTGGGACGACGAAGAGTTTCCTAAGTTTGTATATGGCGATATTGAAGAAGCTGATTTAGAAGTTATGTCTAAAGCTATTCAACGTCTAGCAGCTACAGGGCTTATTGCCAAAACACCTGAAAATGTGAACGCTATTGCTGAGATGGTAGATTTACCTTACCGCATTGATGCTAACACGACACAGGAGGAGCTTGACACCATACTAGGTGCAGCTACTTCTAAGAGTGGTGAAGGGTTTAAATCGCCTAGTGGTGAAGGTACTCGCAAGAATACAGTAGCAGCTAACAACACCTCAGACCTTAACATGGAGAATGCAGCTTAATGTCAAACAAAGTAAAAAAGCTACCTGCCTCCACAAACGGCTTTAGCGACAAGCAAAAAGACATCTTTACAGCTACAGTTGATAAAGCCACTAAAGATGGGTATGAAAGTATTGATGCTATTCTGTTAGGTATTTCTGAAGCTAATAAGCACAAAGAAGTAAAGAAAAGTGTAGTTCAAAACCTAGCTGATAAATTAGCTGTACTACTTACTAGCACATTTGGTTTAGATGGTGGTTCACTAAAAGACACACAACCAACAGTTGAAGTAACTAAAGCTGTAGATGTTGAACAACGTAGAGCTATGTTTGTTGTGTTAGCCCCAAATGAAATTGATGAACACGGTGATACTAACACAGAAGAGTGTGTTGAGAAAGCCTGTATCAGTTTTAATACGTTGTGTAACAAGGCCAACCTATTTCATCGTATCAATACAGAGAAAGCTAAGATTGAACAATCCTTTATTACCCCTGCTGGCTTCACTACCGATACAGGAATTGAAGTTAAGAAAGGAAGTTGGTTGCAATATTGGCACTTCCCCGAAGGTGACACAGACAGCGAACTGTTGTGGACAATGGTTAAGAATAATGAAATACAAGGTGTCAGCATTGGTGCTACAGCCGTTTATCAGGAATTAAACAATGAGTGATTTGATTGACAATACAGCTAAAAAGGCTAAACGTCTAGTGCATGAATACCGATTTGATAAGCCCACACATCATGTAGCTTTGGTGCATTCTAGTCAGGGAGGGGCTGCATCGGGATATACAGAAGCTTTAGTAATGAAGTCTGTAGATGACATTTTAGATGCTGATATTGAAAAAGCTACGATGGTTAAAGTGACATTACCATTTGATGATTTCTTAGAGAAGTTCTTCAATATTTATAGCTACGATGCTGAGGTATTGACAGCTATCTTAGGATTCAAAGATGAAGAAGATATGTCGGAAGATGACAAATATGACATGTCTTGGGAAGATTATAAAGCAGAGTGTGAGAAAGAGAAACAGGATTTTATTAACTCAGTAGAGATTTTAAAGTCTGTCAAAGATGGTAAAGAAACTATTCAAGATTTGAATGTGGCTTCCTTACTATCCATTAGGAGTACACAAGCTAAGTTTGAAACTTATCTTGAGAAATCCAAAACGATTGGAAATCCAGTAAAACAAAGTAAAAAGGAGACTCCTGTGGATAAGGAAGTACAAAAAGCTAAAGACGAATTGAGCGTTGTTCAAGTTCAATTAGCTGAATTACAAAAAGCAAAAGAGGCAAGTGATAGTGCATTAGCATTAGCATTAGCTGACGTACAGAAAGCTAACGACCAATTAGAACAGATGAAGGCTGAGAAATTAGCTGACATTCAGAAAGCTCGTTTAGCACAATTAGAGGCTGTAAAGCCAAAAGAAGAAGCAGCAGAATTGTTTAAATCATTATCTCCTTTAGATGATGTTTCATTCGCTACTGTTATTAAATCCTTTAAAAAGGATATGGTTCTTGAAGAAGAGTCATTGAAAGAGAAAGGAATCGCAGGTGGGGATTCTAAAGAAGCAAACGCTCTTGACGACGCATTTGCAAAAGTTTTCACAAAAGTAAAATAAGTCTAGGAGAAAGATATGGCTTCATTAGGATACGAAAGCACTCGGTACAGTGATGTAATTGCACACGAATATGCACCAGAGTTAGCGTTTTGCCGTGACGTTGTTACGGTGTACGAAGGCAGCGAAGTAACTTACCAAATTGGTACTGTTCTAGGTAAAACATTAGTAAGCGGCAGTGCAACAGCTACAGCAGGTACAAACACAGGTAATGGTACAATGGGTACTGTCACTGTTAGCGGCACAGCAGAAATTGGCACTTACACTTTACGCATTTCAAAAGCTGCCTCGAACGCAGGTGATTTTGTTGTGGTAAACCCAAGTGGTAATGTTATTGGTAATGGCACAGTTGCAGTAGCTTACAGTACTGGTGGCTTGGCATTCACTTTAGCTGACGGGTCAACTGACTTCGTTGTCGGTGACACATTCTCTATCGCTGTTACAGGTACAGTTAAGTATAAGCGTGTAGAAGCAACAGCAACAGACGGTAGCCAAAAAGCAGCAGCTATCTATGTAGGTGGTGTTACCCCTCAAACATCTTACAACAAATCTACTATCGCAGCAACTACTAACACAAGTGTTGTAGCCATTGTTCGTGGTAATGCTTTGTATAAGAAACAAGGTTTAGTATTTGGTGCATCTGTTGATACCCAAACTGAATTAGATGCAGCCTACGCTCAGTTAGAAGCTAAGGGTATTTTAGCTGTAGAACGGATTGGCACATTTGCCACTATTGGTTAATAAGGAGAATAAATAATGGCGAATATTATTCGTAGCTACTACGATGCCTACGGTTTGGATAGTTTAACAGAAAAGATTAATCTAGTGCCAAATACATGGGATACTATCAACCAGTTAGGAATTTTCCCTAGCACAGTTGAAGGTACTATCTCTGACTCTGTAGCAGTAGATTTGATTGAATCTAACCAACCAATCATTAAAGATATGGTTCGTGGTGTGCGTAATCAGTATGGCCGTGATGACAAACGCTCTAAGAAAACATGGGGTATTCCTCACTATAACTTAGACGATGTTGTTACCGCTAAGGATGTTAAAAACCGTGTTGCGTATGGTAAAGAGATTACCCCCGAAACTGTTGCAGAAGCAGTTATGCGTAAGATGGCTTCCATTCGTCGCGGTTGGGCGCAATTGCGCGAAACACAACGCGCCCAAATCCTAACAGATGGTACTGCGTACTGTCCAAACGGCACTATGTCTCTTAACTACTACACAGAATTTAGTGTAACCCGTAAAGAGATTGATATGGTTTGGGGTACTTCAACTTCTGATATTAAAGGTAAAGTTACAGAAGGTGTTAACCACATCTACGACAACGCTTTAACAGGCTTAGACCCCATCACTGGCTTTGTTGCTTTGTGTAACCCAACTTTCTTCGCTAACTTAGTGAACCATCCGAAGTTGATCGCAGCATACAACCAATATGCTTCTATTCCTGAACCTTTGCGTAATCGTTTGTCTAGCAACTTACCAATGGGTACGCAGACATTTGACTGGAACGGTGTGTTGTTTGTTGAGTATCGCGGCAAATTAGTTGATGGTACAGCATTGATTCCTGCTGGCGAAGCACGATTGATTCCGACAGGTGCTTTCGATATGTTCCGCTCCTTCGCTGCTCCGAGTGAGAAGTTAAGTGACGTGAATACAATGGGGCAAGAGATGTATATGTATCAATATTTAGACCCACATGATGAGGGTATCCTCATTCAGTCGGAATCTAACGTATTGAATGCTGTTGTCAGACCACAATGTATTGTGCGTTTGTACTCGTCTACCTAATAGGTTGTGCGATTGAAGCCTCGAAAGGGGCTTCATTAATAATAAAATAAGAATTGACTATAAAAACATTAAGAGTATAATATACCTTTTACTTAGAGGTATATATGAAAAGTTTAGTTCATGGTATTGGCGTAAATAGTCAAGATATACCTACAAGGATTAATGGAAAACAGACTAAAGAATATAAGCTTTGGACAGATATGCTATTACGCTGTACTACAAAGTATTGGGATAAACACCCTACATATACAGGAACAGCCTGTTCCGAAAACTTCAAGTTTTACTCTTTCTTCTACAAGTGGTGTCAGTCGCAGGTTGGATTTGGAAATGTAGGCAACGATAACAGAAAATGGCAAATAGATAAAGATTTGCTTGTTAAGAACAACACTACATACAGCGAAGAAGTTTGCATATTTCTACCTCAAGAAATAAACTCATTAATTATAGATAGACGGTTTGGCAGAGGGGAATATCCTGTAGGTGTATATTTTGATAGTAAGTGGAAAAAGTATGTCTCTAGGTGCTGTGCTGGAAATGGTAATAAGATTTTTCTTGGAAGTTTCGATTGTCAGGTTGAGGCTTTTCAATCTTACAAAACTTTCAAAGAAGCCTACATAAAACAAGTAGCTGAACAATACAAGTCACAGATTGACCCTCGTGCATACGAAGCTCTACTCAAATACGAAGTGAATATAGACGACTAACAGGCGTAAGCCATAACTAAAGGAAAAAGATTATGGCTTACACGAACTCCCCTGCTACGAGCGTGACAGACCGTCTTAGACTAAACGTAGGTGACATCCACTCAGTAGAGATACTAGATGATGAAACATACACCTACTACTACAATAAAAACGAACAGAACGAAAGACGAGCAACAAGGGATTTATTCACTGTATTATTGTTTGCATTATCTAGGTACACACAAGAACGTGCTGGACAGTTGGAAGTGTACGGACACCAATATTTCCAAAACTATCTAAGCGCAGTAAAACTAGCAATAACAAACCCATCAATCGACTCTATCACAGCAGTACCTTTTGCTGGTGGTATATCGCGTACCGATATGGATACTAGAGCCTCTGATACAGATGCAGTAGATAAACCATTCTATATGGGCTGCACAGATGGTACTCCCTCTTACTTAAACAAAACCGTATTCGTTGCCACTGATTCTCAAACCCTGTGAGGTGTTAAATGAAACGTGGCAATAAATGGGAAAACATGATTAAGACAGATTTGAAGGCTTTAGATTTACTAGAGAAACGCTTACAAGATGTCGCAGCTAAGAGTGTTAGATGGGGTTACTTCGATAGCAAGTATGACGCTAGTGGTAGAGGTGGTAAGGATACTAGGGTAGGGCTACCTGTTGCTATGTTAGCCTTATGGCACGAGTATCGTTTAGGAATGGGACAAGGTAATTATCCTCGTAGACCATTCTTTACGGATACACTACCAATAGCAGCACAAACCTGTAAAAACTTTGCACCATTTGTTTATGGATTGGCATTAACAGGCAGAAGCAAAGACAGCATACAAAACGCTTTCCAACATCGCTTATCTACTCTAGCTAAATTCATGTGTCGTGTTGTACAGAAATCAATTGATGACGGTAACTTCACACCGTTAGCTCAAAGCACAATTGACGCTAAAGGGCATGATAAAATATTACAAGAGACAGGTCAACTAAGAAATAAAATCCAATGGATGATTTATAGCAGAAAAGCTTACGGTAAAAACAAAGAAAAGATTGGTAACGTAGGTGGTGGAACAGTTGAACGGTTAGAAACCTATGGTGATGGTACGTTAGATTTATCAAGCCAAGCCGTAAGAAAAGTTAGAAAAGCTACAGGTGCGTCAGGTAAAGGGAGGGCATAATGCTAACACCAATGTTCCTCTCTGTAGGAAGCACAACGGCAACAGTGAAGCGGTATGGACAAGGAAGTTATCTACATGGCAGATGGGTAGATGGTGCTGAAACAACGTTTACAATTAAAGCTAACATCCAACCACACACAGTTAAGAATATCAGAGATACAACACCTGAAGGTAACAAAAGTAAGAAAGCAATTAAGGTTTTCACTACTACAACATTACGAATGACACAAGAAGGAACAGCCCTACAAAATGGGGATAAAATCTTGTGGCACAGCGAGTTGTATGAGGTGAGTGAGTTATACACCTATGAGATGGGTGTCCTAAATCATACAATGGTGATAGCTATTAGGGACGAGGTGAATGGATGACTACAGTAACAAGTTCATCTTACACCTCAATTGAAGATAGTGTAGTCTTAGCCTTTGAATCTTTAAGTTTGGGTGTCACACCATATTGGTCAAACAACAATGGTGTAGAGCCTCAAACAACATACTGTGAACTCACTGTTTTATCAGATGACGCTATTAGCTCACCAACAGAAAGCTTATGGGTGAATGCAACAACAAGAGTGCAAACCCTATCTATTCCCTACCAAACAACTGTACGTTTTGCTTTTATAGGTAAGAACAAACAAAGTGGTGGCAGTAATACTAACGCTCCAAACATCGCTAAAACATTTGAAGGGTTGATGAGGTTTGCAAACACTCGTCTTAAATTTGCTGATAACGGGTTAAGTGTTATCAAAATTGGTAAGTTGGTTCAAGTACCAATGATGAGAGATAATAATATCTTCTCTATTACAGGGATTGATATTACGTTTGGATACACACATACAATAACATTAGTAGATGACACTATTGATGAAACAAACATAGAGGGAACTCTAACAGAAGCCAACACAACATCGGGTGAGATTGTCATAGATGTTGCTATACCCTAGAAGGAGTGACAATGACAACAACATACGGGTATGGGTATTCTTATGGATTAAGCTACGGCCAATGTCAAACACCTATTATACCGCCAATACCGCCTCAAGGAGTAACAATGACAACATTAAATAACATCGTGGACGTTAGTATCACAAGAGAAACCCGTACCATTCAACGAGCTTCTTTCTCAATTCCCTGCTTTATTGCAGAACACACAATCTTTGCTGAACGCGCTAAAGAATATACTTCATTGGCTGACATCTTATCGGCAGGTTTCGCAACAACATCTGCTGTCTACAAAGCAGCTACACTGTACTTTGGTCAAACAGTTGCACCAAGTAAGATTGTTGTTGGTCGTCGGTTAGTTCCAAGTGTAACGATTACCCCCACTGTTGCGAACACTAAAGTTTATAGTTTCAAAGCTAACGGCACACTAATTACGTTTACATCTAGTGGCTCTGCTACAGCAGCCGAGATTGTAACGGGATTAAAAGCGGCTTTAACGTCCGCCCTTATACCTACGACTGGTGCTAGTGGTATTGTTGCAACAGGCAGCAATACGTTGACTTTAACCCCGTCAGGGGATGCTTCTAGTATTGCAAATTATACAGCTAACTTAGTTCCTGTCAATGCTGCATCTGTAGAGAATTTGGTGTCAGCAACTATCCCTGCTGTTCGTGCTGTTAAAGACCAATGGTATATGTTGTCCGTTGATACGCACGTTGATGCTGATGTATTAGCTGTTGCAGCTTATATCGAAGGTATTAAAGCTACATCACCTAAGTTCTATGTGTTCTCTAGTGCAGCTAGTGATATTAAAACCTCTGCTACTACTGACATTTTCAG